AAAATGCCAAGCCAGTACGGGCTGCCGCCGGTACTGTTCGTGACTGCTGACCGCCAAAGTAGTACAGCGGTTCCGGCTGGTATCGGATCCATTGAAAAATCCCCAGGCAATGTAGCGAGTGTGATCCCACCAGCTACCGCAGCGGTATTTCCCCATTCGGCTAGGTTGATACACCAATTTCCGACTGAATCAAACGTATAGGATTCATGGGTTGCAGTCGAATGATCGGAAAAAACAAGCTGCCTCACCTCATAGAGCCAGCGGTTGATTCCGTCCCCTTCAATATCGGTGATCTCTTCAGAGCTGACAATTTCACACGGTATCGGCCCTGTCCACCCGGGGATTGTTTCTCCAGGATTGAAACCGGATGCGATCTCCGCTTGCTCGGTTGCTTCCATTACCTGGTTGAGTACCTCGGCAGTGAGCAGGCCGGACCCATTGATGAATCGGGGAAGGCTCATTTTTTATCATCCCGTAAACGGTCAATTTTCTTCTGTAGATAGTCGACTTCCCGCCGTAGCTGGCTTTGTTCGCCTTCGTGCTTCGTGATTTTGTGGGAGATCTTCCAAACGAAACCAACCAGGCCGAACAAGCCCGCGCCGATGACCGAAACGGCTAGTTCTATAAGGTTTTTCTCGACTGGATCCGGCATGGTTTTAGTCGCATCGGAAGGTATCAAGGTATTGCCATTCGTCAGGCGGCCAATCGCTTGAGCTCCAGGTGAAGCCGTTAAGGTATGGCTGATTAGCGTATACCTCAAAAGCCTGCAATCCACGCACACTTGATCCGGTTGAATCTTCAAGCCTGGTAGTACCCTGGAGAATTGCGGGAGTGAATTGGGTTGAGTGTTTGTCTTCCGAATATGTGAAAACGTACTGATACAGCTTGAATTCATGATGTAGCGGAAGAACGTTGATAGCGTCGCATCGAACGGTACCGATGTCCCACCCCATGAATTCGTCCAGGTTTCGAGCACCTACAAACGCTTGTATCGTGCTTGGGCAATAGTGGACATGGTCACCATCAGGGCCTACCCATACATCGTTCCAATCGAGGTATGGGTGTCGGTGTATAACTTCAACAGTTACGCGGGTCGTTTTAATCGGGAACGGTACCGGCTGCCCGGCTATATCGATTGAATCCCCGCCAACCTCAGCTCCTGTAGCATCCCATACCGAACGGTCAAAGCCTGTACCTGAGCTGTTTTTTTCGCTTGACCCATTGGGGTATGTCGCGCCCGAACGGTATATGGTTTTGGTGGTAAGCGGGTTTGTAAAATGAACCCGAATCGGAACCGCACCGATGTATATCGGAGGAGAAAATCCGAGCTGCTGGATGCGGCCCATGTTCGAATATTCAATGCGCGCAATGTAGCACCAGTTTTTATCAGGATGATCACGCACCTTGACTGACCGAACAACAGAACATCCGAATTCTGTAGTCACTCCCTGGTTCTGCCAGTTTGCAAACCCTCCAGACCCTATATCTATTTGGTACGGCTTTCCGACAGCAGCCCGAATCGGTCCAGCACCAGCGGCGGATTTTCCCAACAAGTCGAACATGTCAGCAGCCGTAGGTACTCCTGGGAAGCCCTGGCATGAGCTGTCCAAAACAATTTCATCAACCTCAACAATCGGTTCCCATACGGAATCCGGTATTTCTACCGATTCTCGTAAGCGATGGTGTTCTATCTGGTAACTAGGCATCTATCTGAATTCCGCGGTTTCGGTGTTTTTGGATATCTGTTTCAACAGCTCAGTTTGAGCGGCCAGGTTCCGCTCTGCCGCTTGGCTTGTTGCGGCTTGCTGCATGCCTTCCAACTCTGCGGGGCTTGTTCGCTGTGTGTAGGGATTGTTTGGTGATTTCGGATGCGGCGTCGCGGAGATCATCCCAACAAATTCGCCTATTGTCTTCCAGATATTGGCGAATATCCGAAGGTTGTACGTCGACATTTTTATCAGCTCAACAAACGAAACCGCATATTCTCCGATCTCCTCCCAGGTATCGCGCCACTGCTCGGTCGTTCCGAATGCTTTTCGTATCTCCCTGGAGGCTTCCGCAAGGGCTGGACCGATTCCCTGGCCGGCAGCTATCCAGAATAACTGCGCGTCGCGCGTCGCAATGTGCATTTCTTTTGCAAATTCGCTCGAGTATTTAGCGGCTGATTCGATTGTTTTAGAAACCAGCGAGCCCATACCGAATGCAAGGCCGAACATGCCCGCCATGCGGCCTACGGAATTGGTAACGCGGGAAATTGAGCCCTGGACGTTCCGCATGGAACGCTGAAAATTCGCATCTTTCGCCGTCACCCTGACAAACAGGTCGCCTACCGTAGTCATTAGTTCGCCTTTTCAAATTCTCGGATGATGTCCTTCATTCGGTCGTATTCTCCGGCCAGCATCCGAACCCGAAATTCTGCGCCGCTCATTTTCACTGCTTCCGCCAGGGTAATTCCTGAGCCCTGCGCAACCTCGAGCAAAGCGCGCCGGGCCGGAGTTATTCCAGGTCTTCATCGGTCCCGTTTACCTCTTCGGCCAGCTGGACCAAACGCGCAAACGCCCGCGGCCGCAGCTTCCGCGCTTCGGCTTCTGTAATTGGTGGATCCGTAATCGTTGCGGCCAGGATACGAAAAGGGCACGCGCTGCCATCCACGATACAGTCGGCCATATCTCCCGCGCTCATACTTTGCGCGTGTACGGTTATCCCATCGACAACAGCGGTAGCCTGTGTGCCCTGGATTAGTTCGGACCATTTGCTCATAGATTTATCCGCTGTAATCTTCGAGCCTAAACATCATCGTTACAGCGACCGCACCATCAATTTCTGAATCAACCGAGAAATCGTAGAGAGTAGCATCCCAGGTCTTGACCGCGGCAGCTTCATCGCATCCCGCAGACATATGCCAAGCTAGATAATCCATGGCACAGTTGCTCTTGAGGAGTTCCAGTTCTGCAATTGTGGGATCGCCCGCGGTACTTCCGAGCAGCGCGGATACCTCCAGGCTTCGGCCTTCCCCGAATCCCTTTAAATACGTTCGCTCGGTTGAACTACTTGTTGTGATATCGATATCGGCGCATTTTCCGGGATTGAATTTCACCGAAGTTACGCCGATGTTGAGAGTTGTTGTAGCGGTATTGTCTGTCACTACAATTTTTCCGCCGTTCTGTGTAAACCGTGCCACTAGATAGCCTCCGCATGGAAAACGCGAATATTCGTTGTTGTTATATAAATGAGATCCTGGGATCCGTCGTACGGTACTTCGGACGTGTGCTCTACCGATACCGGCGAAATTTTCGCGATGCAATCGGTAGAGTCAGCGTATCCGGGCAATGTCGCCAGGACCGCGGCGGCGATTACATCGGCTGTTTCGTAATCCCTGGACAATGCCGAAACCCGTACCCCGGTCGTACAGCGGCCGATATCGCCTAAGGAGGTTGTTTCTATATCGGTTGTTTGCAGCTCATAGACTATTGCCGGAAAATCGGCAGCATCCGGGCTGTTTCGAAGGTACGGGCTGATCCGATCGCCGACCAGGGCAACGATTGAAGCGTCCGCGGCCAATAGTCCGTGCAGGGTTTTAGAGATTGAATCGGCCATAAGTCTAACTCCAGGGATCCCCTAATACCGCTTCAATCGCTTTCATCGGGACCGATCCGTTTTTCGTTTGTGCCGATATATCCAGTGCATGCCTCAATGCATCGATGAACCCCTTCCGGGCCTTGCCAACCTTGCTATCGAAAGCGCGATGTCGAAGCATCCAGGGCCGTACCTTCCGGTTGCTTTTTCCGATCACGTGTCCCATTTCCAACCAGCGGCCGACGTGCATTTCTCCATGGCGAAAATTCAGATAAGACCTAAATTTCATTTGTTTGATACTTGAAAGCCGATTTTTTACGTATGCGTTTTCGGAAACCTTTTTTTCTTGGCGTCGATCTATAACTTGCGGCTAGGTATTGGCGGCTTGTTTCCTTATCGATCAAACGAGTCGCGAAAACTCCCGCGGCATGAAAAGCTCGCTTCGCTGGATATTTCCCCATTCCATCAAGCTTCCGCATAAGGTCCGCAGCATCCACGCGCAAATGCACGGATCCGCCTGACCTGGAATATCCGCGCGGCGTTATTGGCGCGGAATTCCTGCCCTTTGCAACCGCATAGCTCACAAGTCGGCCTCCTCAGCTTCTACGGTCATGGTGACCTGTAGCGGGTCGGCTTCAATTCCAACCACCTGCAAAACTCGGCTACCCCAGGCAAGCCGAGTCATGTAATTTACGTCTTCCCGGAACCTGATAGTGATATTGAAAAGGGCAGTGCCTGCCGCCTGTACCTGACCGTCCGTGCCTTTTCTCGCGCTTGCATATTCAACCAGGGCCCAGGTTTCATCCCCTGGGCTGTAGGTGTATTCGTCCTGGCCTACGTCGTTTGTAGTAACCGTGGGGTTTTGAACCCGTACCCTGTGTCTCAATTTCCCCGCAGCTACCATTGTTAGATCCTTGCCCTAGTTATTGAATCCAGGAGCATGTCCACAGCATGCGGAACAGTAGCCACCGAAGCGGAAACCGAGACCGACTCGCGAACGTTGAACCAGTGCGCTGCTAGCATCAACCCGGCCTGTTTACACATCGCAAGGTCCGCGCTATTTGCTTCCGCTGTATAGCTGGCACGAAACGAATACGGAACCGCCACGTCATCATCGATTACTACGTACGGGATGCCCTGCGCCAGGTCAAGACGATAATCAGTGATCGATGACCAGTTCCCTGCTTTGTCTGCTATATCTACCCCTGAGAGGGAACCGAAATCGCCAAAGCGTAGCGGTATCAGGTAATCCCGCGTTAATTCCGCATATGTACCCGCACCCATTGAAAGCCTACACCGCTGCTCAACGTATCGTTGAGCGGCTAGTCCGTATGCGTCAATATTCGAATCTTCGGTTGTGTACGAAGCATCGACGCGCATTTGAAGCTTCAGTTGCGCCGTATTGAATATCGCAGGACTTGGCGTGATTGTTTGATGCATTATTAAATAGGGGCCGGGGGCAAACAATGCCCCCAGCCCCAACCGGGCAAGATGTCAGGAATGCAGAAGGTAAGAAACGCCGTTTCCGTAGTTGGTGAAACGCGCGTCGCTCCACATGCTCGATACGTATTGAACTTGGCCGGTATTAGCTTGGCTGTACGGATCAAACAGTGTAGTCATCGGCATACGGTCAGCGATCCGGTAGCTGCCTCGTGGTACGTACACTCCGAGAACGTCGCCTTCTGCTGATGCGGTCGGAGCTTGGGAAGTTACGTAGACCGGATCGCCCATCAATCGGCCCATCATCAAGCCACTATCCAGGCTGGATTCCCAGGAAGGCTGGAACAGCGGTCGATTGTTCCCGTCCAGGAGACCCAGCAAGCCAGCGTAGAAAGCTTGACCAACAATCCAGCAGTTGCCCTGACCCCAATATCGCGCGTCGAGGTTTGTTTTCGTTGCGTCGATGATGGATGCAATTCTGGAAGCCGTATCGGTCGTGACGTATGTGGTTTCTACACAGTTACGATTCGGCTCTTCGGTTGCGTTGTGGCCTGCGGCCACATACTGAGCCTTGGAAACCATGAGCCCATACGGGCCTGCATCCTGGCTGGCGGCTGCGTTTGTTGCGTACTGGCCTTCCCAATACAGGGCATGGCCTTCTGCCTGCTCAAGAAGAGTTTCCTGGACAGCATTGGGGCGCATGTTACGAATGATCTCATCAGAAAAAAGGCTTCGCACCTTTGAGCTGAAGTCGCCGTAGTAGCGGACCTT